GAAGGGTAAAGGTGCAAATTATAGACCTACAAAAAAAGGAGCAGGAATGACGAAGAAAGGAGTTGCCGCTTATCGTAAAGCAAATCCCGGTTCTAAATTAAAAACAGCTGTTACCGGTAAAGTTAAACCGGGTAGTAAAGCTTCTAAAAGAAGAAAGTCATATTGTGCTCGTAGCTTAGGTCAATTGAAAAGAAGTAGTGCGGCAACACGAAACGACCCTAATTCAAGAATTAGGCAGGCAAGACGCAGATGGAAGTGTTAAAACGATATAGAAAAATAATAGTATCTTTGTAAAATAAATTATTGCAATGAGTGCATTTAAAAAAATGGTAAAAAAGTTGATGGCTCAAGGAAAGTCTGAGCAAGCAGCGAAAAAAATTGCTTATTCTATTGGCGTAAACAAATACGGTAAGAAAGGAATGGCAAGAAAAGCTCAAGCAGGAATGAGACGCAGAAATGCTTAATTAATAATAAAAAAAAAGAAAACATGGCACAAGGTTATAACGCTAGACTAAATGAGTCCTTAGGTATGAAACACAAAGGTCCTCACAAACAAAGTATGAAAAGTAGAAGAGATGAATCTAAAGCAATGTCTAAAAAAAGATATGGACATGCATATGGTGGAGACCATTCTATGAAGTACGAAAAACATTTAGGTTCTAATTCAAAACACTTTAGAAAATAATGGGAAAAGCTTTAGTTTGGTTAGGAAATAAAATTAGCACATTATGGTGTAATTTTCAATGTTTTTGGAATTGGTTAGTACAAAAGCTTCTTTTTAACGTAGAAAGCTGTCCAAATAAATTATGTACATGTAATGACAAAAAGTAAAGGAGTAGGAGATACTATAGAAAAAATAACTAAAGCAACCGGAATTAAACACCTTGTAGGTGCTACAGCAAAAGCTGTAGGAATAAAAGATTGTGGTTGTAATAGCAGAAAAGATTCTTTAAATCGAATGTTTCCTTATAAAAAAAACTAATATAAACAAAACCCTTAAAATAAAAAAAAATGGCAACAATACCAAATAGTCAAAAATTCCATACCCTAGCAGGTACGGTTGAAACAGAGAACAGAGGTTCTGCTGCATTAAATGCACAAAGAACAATTTATACAATGCAAGACATCCTAGATACTGTAACAGTAGGCGGGGGTGTTGATGGTTCAGGAACTGCAGGCAAAATATCTAAATGGATAGATGCTAATACAGTTGGTGATTCTATCATGGCAGAAACAACAGGTTTAATTACTGTAACAGGTGGATTAACAGCAACAGGAGACGTAAACTCTGCAAATGTTACTGCATCTGCAGCTGTAGCAGCTGTAAGTTTAGAAGCTAGTGGAAACGTAACAGGAGTTAATATGACTGCTTCAGGAAACATGGCTGCAGTTGATATGGCAGCATCAGGAAATATGACTGCTGTAAATGTAACAGGTTCAGGAGTAGTAGCAGGAAATTCTTTAACTTCAGCATCTACATTAAGTGTATCAGGAGCAGTAACAGGTGTTACTAATCTTACAATGAACGGAATTTTATCTAGTGCATCTTCAGTTGTATCAGAAGCGTTTTCTGTAGCAGCAATGCAAACAGCACCTGCATCAGCAACAGCAGCAGGTACAGCAGGAGCTATAGTATTTGCATCAGATGCAATTTATGTTTGTGTAGCTGCAAACACTTGGAAAAAAGCAGATTTATCAACTTTCTAAATATATAAAATATGCCTAAAGTAGGAAACAAAACATATTCTTATACTGCAAAGGGTAAGAAGGCTGCTAAGAAAGCTGCTAAAAAAAGAGGTTTGAAAGTCAAATCTAGGGGATATTAATTAATAAATAAAATAAAATGTCTTATTTAAAAAACATGATTAATGGAATGACAGCGTTAGAGGTAATACCTCATGACTCGCTGTATATCCCAAATCCTGCTCATCTTATTGTAGCTGATACTCAAGATTTTCAATCTAATGATAGGTTAGTAGATACAAGTATCGCTGTTACAATATGGACAGGAACTACAGATGGAGCTTCAGTAGCAGATGAACTTAATGATGATTCTGAAAATTTTATTTTAAACTCAACTCAAGCTCAAGCAGGTGCAATAGTAGGAGCAGGAAAGTTTGTAAAAAAAGGTAATGTTGTATTAAACACTACTGATAGTACAGAGCATATAGTTTCAGCTGTTAAAGATTCTAACGCATCATTTTCTAGTAAACTTTTACTTGATTCAGGAGTTCCAACAGGAAAAGCTTATACAGTACAAGGCGAAGGCTTTGTGTCAAGATATGGCGTTAAAGAGGGAGACATTGTTATTAACAGAGGAACGCCATCAATGGCTCAAGTTGTTAGTGTAAAAGATGATAGGACTATACTTTTAAGTGCTAATATTTTTGGAACAACAGGTGAGAAATATGAATTATACTCAGCTAATCCTCCACAAGGTGCAGGTGCAGACCCATCACAAGCTCAAGGGTGCTTAGTGTATGTGGGAACAACTACACCAATAAAACAGGATGTTGACCAATCAGCGGCAGGAACAGATGACCCAAGATATGTTAATATAAAAGTAAAAACTGTTGGAGGTCAAGATGTTGTATTTAATAATTTCCCTGTGGGAGAAGTATTACCTGTTCAAGTGGTTCAGGTTTATGCATCGCCTGCAATAGCAAACGCAAGAATTATAGCTCTTTGGTAATAAATAAATAAAATAAAATTATGTACACACAATCAAATACTTGGTCAGAAGATATAACGTTTACTTACGTTTATAAAAGCATGTAAAGAATGGCAACTAAGATTGGTGAAGAAACTAACATAACATTAGACTTGAAGACAATAGCAATGATTATTGGCTTCACCATCTCTTTAGCCACTATGTGGTTTTCACTAAAAGCTGATATTGCATATGCTGCAACACAACCTGAACCTGAAATTACTAAAATAGAATTCTCTTATAAAGACCAAATAATTAGGGCAACAATTGAAGGAGTGCAGTCCGATATGTCTACTATTAAAGAAGATGTTGGTGAAATAAAAGCTCAATTAGATAAAATGGATGCTCGTTTATATCAACTAACAAAGGAAAGATGAGACTATGGATAGTATTATTGATTTTATTTACATCTACCCTACATGCACAATATAAAGATGGAATTGTAGTAATACAATATACAGCTGACTTTGTAAAAGCTGCTGAAGTAAATCTTGATAAGCTTGAAGGAGCTGACCAAATTCGTCTTTATCTTACAGACCATCCCAAATTATTTAAAAAAAATAATATAGTTTACTTACCAACAGTTATCTTGTATCATAATAGAAAAACTATTATACGAGTTGAAAGTGATATTACATTGCAATTACCGGAAAACACATTAGACACAATACAATATCATATAAATAAAATAATAAAAAGTAAATTTTAAATTATGAATAGAAAACAAAAAACAGAAGAGTTTGCAGTCAATGCTATTATGTATTTAGTAATAATAATTTTATTATCAGTATTTACATTTAATCTACAAGCACAGGTTGTGACACAAGATGATTTAGTAATTCAAAATAAAGAATCTGTATTTAAAAAAGTATATGATGATTTTTTAAAATACGGAACTTTTTATGTTGCAGGTAATATAAATAATCCTTATCAAAAACAAAGTATAGATTACGTTGTAAGAACAAATCCTAGTGGCAGTTTGTATGATGTACCTGTAGTAGAAAATGCAACTAATTACGACCCTTTTGATTATCGTTATGGATTTGGAATTAGACGTATTGCTCGCTTTGATTATGAAAATAAAGAAAAAGCATATTATGATGGTACGGAAAAAAATGTAGCATTATCTGCTCCTACAGCAGCTTTTAATGGATTTGAATACATGTTTCATTGGGAAAAAGAAAGAGAGAGAGGTGAGGTATTTACAAACCATCGTTACTTTCTTAGGCATACGGGTAAGTATCACATTGCTAAAATAGAGTCAAGAGAAGAGGGTAATGTAGGATTTAAATATAGTTCAGCTGAAATTAGAGCTCGATTACCTATTGGAAAAAAGTTTAGTATATCAGCCGGAGTTATAGCAAGAACTCATGACCAAGCCTTTGGATATAATCCTGTAGAAATATGGTTAAACGAAACTGATGCAGATGGATTTGCATTAAACGCTTGGTATACTTTAGGTTTTGAATATGGTTATGATGATATTTATTATACTCAAACAGACCAATTAGGTAATGAAATTTCAGATTGGTATTGGATAGACGAAGAGGGAACAATAGTAGCTCATACAGATTTAGAATTTCGTGAGACAGTTTTTGCTGATTTAATGAATCGATATAATAGAGAACAATGGGATATGTTAGATGCTTTTGCAGAGTATGCTCCAATTGTCGGAGCTGATTTTTATACTTATAATGAAAAAATGTGGGTACATGCATATGCAAATTATATACTTCCGTATCATTCATATTTTAAAGGTGACGAAGCTTTTAGTTATTTAAATAGAAATAATTGGGGGTTAGGTGGATTAAAGATAGACTCAGAATTAGAGCAATGGGAAGACTATCAATTTGGATTAATTATGGGGTGGAAACTTACTTCTAAATTAGGTATATTTGTAGAAGGTGAATATACTAAATTTTGGGATACAGAAATTTTTAACTCAACAGTAGGATTAAATTTTGAATTATGAGAATAAGCAAACATATAACATATGCAGAAGCAATACATTCTAACACAGCAAAAAGAAAAAGAATAGATAATACTCCAAACCCAACACAAGTTGACACTATGAAGTTAACCGCTGAAAAAATATTTGAACCTTTAAGAGAATGGGTTGGAGGACCTATAAAAGTGAATTCATTTTTTAGGTCAGTTGCTTTAAATGAAAAAATTGGCGGAGTAGCTTCCTCACAGCATTGTAAAGGTCAAGCAATTGACCTTGATGATGTTTATGGCTATAAAAGTAATGCAGAAATGTATTTGTTTATAAAAGAGAATTGTGATTTTGACCAATTAATTTGGGAGTTTGGTACAGACATGAACCCTAATTGGATTCATGTTTCTTATGTATCAAAAGAAGAAAATAGAGGTAGATGTTTAAAAGCCTATAAAGAAGATGGTAGAACTAAATATAAAGTAATATGATAGAAATACTAACAAAATTATTCGGAGGTGGTGCAAAAAACATTGCGGGTTCGCTTACAGGTATAGCGGATAAATTTATAAGAACGAAAGAAGAGAAAGCTGAATTTGAAAAACAAATGACAGAAATCTTTATTAATGCAGAAGCTGAACAACAAAAAAACGTTACAGAACGTTGGAAAGCTGATATGGCAAGCGACAATAAACTTTCAAAATCAGTTCGTCCTGTAACATTAATATTTTTATTTGTATCTACTGTGGTGCTTATTTTTATTGATTCAGGATTTATTAACTTTGCAGTTGACGATGAATGGAAAGAACTTTTAAAAATGCTGCTTATAACAATTACCGCAGCATACTTCGGAGGAAGGTCTTACGAAAAAGGTAATAAAATAAAACAAAATGGCAAAAATTAGTACATATCCCTTATCAACCCCTGTAGTAGGGTCTGATAAATGGATTGGAACAGATGCACAGGCAGCAACAAAAAACTTTTCTGCTAGTGCTGTTTCAGTTTTTATCAATGAATACAATAAGATTGAGAGTCAATCTTTGAGATATAAATATAAAGACATGGAAGCGGGTGATGTAAGATTAGCCGGTACTATAACTTTTGATGACTTAAACACAGGAACTGTTCCTTTTAGTAGTTTAACACAATTTAAATTGAGTAAACAACAAATTAATAATGCAGTAGATGTTAGTACATATTATACTAATCCTTTATTACAGTCAACGGTATTAATATCTAAATGTTCTGACCCTTCTACATTCGGATTATTTGAATGGGATGCGGCAGTTCAAGATGGTACAGAAACTAATTTTTGGAACATAGATGTTACTTATGCTACAGGTTATGGGAGTCTCGAAGATAGTAAAGATTATTTCATATCTTTGCTAACATATAAAGGTGACCCTGCGACAACGTATATTCATCCACAAAATGTAGCTTCAGCTACATGGACGATAACACACAACTTAAATTCGTATCCATCGGTTACTGTTACTGACTCAGCTAACACACCGTATGCGGTAGGATTTGGTTCAGTAACATATAATAGTGCAAATCAGTTAACCATAGTGTTTTCAGCTGCGTTTGCGGGAAAAGCATTTTTAAATTAATAAATAAAAAAATATGGCAATTAGATTTTTAAACAACCTAGATTTAGGCACTAACGAGATACAAAACGTAAAAGCTCAAAACCTAGCATCTGACCCTGCGGGATATGCAGGTCAGTTTATATTCAACACTACATCTAACACATTTAAATACTATAATGGTTCAGGTTGGGTTAGTTTAGATGGTACAGGAGACATTTCAGCTGTTGTTGCAGGTGCGGGTCTATCCGGTGGTGGTACATCAGGAAGTGTTACTTTAGCTGCTGATTATGCAGGAACAGATAATATTATCTTAGCTGCAGGAGACGGAACAGGTGTTACTGTAGCAACCGGTGATAGATTAATGCTTTCAGACGCAACAGATAATGCGGTTAAATATATTAATGTAAGTCAACTTCCTTCTTCAGGAGGTACTGTTACAAGTGTAGCATTAACAGAATCAGGTAATGCATTGACTATTACAGGTAGTCCAATTACTTCTTCAGGAACACTTAATATAGCAGGAGCAGGAACTTCAAGTCAAGTTGTATTAGGAGATTTAACATTAGGTGATTATTTTACAGGTACTGTTACAAGTATTGCGGTTACAGGCGGAACAGGAATTGGAGTTTCAGGTTCACCTATAACATCTTCAGGAACTATAGCATTATCAAACACAGGTGTAACTTCTATTGTTGCCGGTACTAATGTTACTATAAGTGGTGCAACAGGTGAAGTAACAATTAATGCGTCTACACAAGGTGATATTACAGGTGTAACTGCAGGTACAGGATTGTCCGGTGGTGGTACTACAGGTTCTGTTACTTTAAATGTTGACTATATTGGAGCTGATAATATTATTGAAGCAGCACCTGACAAATCAGGAATTACTGTTGCGACAAGTGACAAGATTTTATTATCGGATGCTACTGATAATAATGCAGGTTATATAACCGTATCACAATTACAAACTTCTATTGGTGGTGGTACAGTTACAAGTGTAGCTGCTTCAGGAGCTAATGGAATTACCGTTTCCGGTTCTCCAATAACAAGTTCAGGAACACTAGCATTTGGAATTTCTGCAGGAGGTATACAGAATGACAGACTAGCTAACAGTACAATAAGTGGTGTTTCTTTAGGAAGCAACTTGGCAAGTCATACTGTTAGTAGTGGACTTTCAGGAAGTTCATACAATGGTTCTACAGCTGTAGAATGGTCTGTAAATTATGCCGGAACAAGTAACGTTATTTTAAGCGGAACTAATGATGCAGGTAGTGCAATAGGTACATCTGATAAAATTCTAGTAAGTAATTCATCTAGTAATGCTGTAGAGTATCATAATGTATCTGACTTACCTTTTGATAATTCAGGTGGTACGGTAACTTCTATAGCAACTCCGACAGACGGTGGTTTAACAGGAGGTACAATAACTACTTCAGGAAGTTTAAGACTTAAAAACTATGCTTCATTAAGTGCGAACAAGGTATTGAAATGGGATAATAGTAACAATCAGTTAACTGACTCCCTAATGACAGATGATGGTTCAACAGTAACTATCGCAGGTAACTTAACAGTTAATGGAACAACCACAACAATAAATTCTACTGTAGTATCTATAGCAGATAATATGATGGAATACGCTAACGGTAACGATGTTGCCGGTGGTGGTGCTAATTCACTAGACATTGGTTGGTTTGGTAATTATGTAATATCTAGTACAGATTACTATCCTGCTATGTTCTATGATGCATCAGCATCTACAAGTGCAACAGCTCCTAAATTTAGATTAGGTAATGCTACATCTAAACCGGGTAATACAGCAACTATAGCAAATGTAGGAACATTAATAGCAAACGTTGAGGGTACAATTACCGGTAACGCATCAACAGCAACTAAACTTGCTACTGCAAGAACAATAGCTCTTACAGGAGACGGTGCATGGTCAGTATCTTTTGATGGTTCGGCTAACGTAACTTCAGCTTTAACACTTTCTACTGTAAACAGTAATGTTGGTAGTTTTGGAAGTGCATCAAGTACTTTAAGTGCGACAGTAAATGCTAAAGGTTTAGTTACTGCAATGTCAGCATCTGCAATAAGTATTACAGCATCACAAGTATCTGATTTCTGTACAGCTGTTGAATCATGTATTGGTTCAAGCCATACGTATGCACAGAATATTGGAAATGGTTCTGCTACATCTTATACAGTATCTCACAACTTTGGAACAAGAGATGTGATAGTACAAGTATACGATACAGCATCGCCTTATGATACATTATATTTAGAAGTTCAAAGAACGAGTACGAATGCCTTAACATTATTAAGTACATCAGCAATTTCGTCTAACGGAGCAAGATGTTTAGTGACTAAGGTGGCATAAATAATTTAATTTAACACCTTATGGCTATAAGATTTTTAAGGGGTCAATCTATAACAGGTACATTATCTGTTAGTAGTACTACGACTCTTGCAGCGGCAACGGTTTCAGCTCCATCAACAGGTGATGATTCTACAAGAATCCCTTCTACTGCGTGGGTAAAAGACCAAAATTACATAACGTCAGCTAGTTTACCTACTGTTAATAATAGTACAATAACTTTTACTGCAGGAACGGGTCTTACCGGTGGTGGTACAATAACCTTAAATCAGTCTTCTAATGAAACGGTTACCTTTAATAACTCCATAACTAATAACAATCAGTTAACCAATGGAGCAGGGTATACCACAAACACAGGTACAGTTACAAGTGTAGGAATATCTCATGGAGGAAATGCGTTTAATGTAGGCTCAGCAGTAACTACGTCAGGTACTCTTGCTATTACAATGGCAGGAACTTCTTCACAGTACGTTAATGGAGCAGGTAATCTTACTACTTTTCCATCAATACCACAAGGTGATATTACTGCTGTTGTAGCAGGCACAGGTATGTCAGGTGGCGGAACTTCAGGGTCAGTAACTTTAAATTGTACAATTACTAATAACAATCAGTTAACCAATGGAGCAGGGTACATGACCGGTTTTGGTGTAGCAGCAGTTATTGGTGGTTCTTCATTTACTATTAGTAATGGAGAGACATTAAGTTTAGTTGGTGGTACAAATATCACAGCTACATTTAATTCTTCTAATGAAAGTATTACGTTTAATAATGATATAACAAATAATAATCAATTAACTAACGGAGCAGGATATATAACGTCAGGTAGTTTGCCTACTGTTAATAACGCAACAATTACTCTTACAGCCGGTACAGGATTAACAGGTGGTGGAACGATTACGCTGAATCAATCTTCTAATGAAACAGTTACATTTAACAACTCCATAACCAATAATAATCAGTTAACTAACGGTGCAGGATACACTACAAATACAGGTACAACAACAGCTTCTAACACACAAACTTTCACTAATAAATCAGGTAATATTAGTCAATGGACTAATGATGCGGGTTACACTACAAATGTAGGTGATATTACAGGTGTTACAGCAGGAAGCGGTTTGTCAGGGGGAGGAACTTCCGGTACTGTAACTTTAACTAACTCAGACAAAGGTTCATCTCAAAACATATTTAAAAACATTGCAGTAAGTGGACAATCAACAGTTGTCGCTGATAATAACAACGACACATTAACTTTGGTTGCTTCAGGTGGAATGACTATTACTACAAACGCTAGTACAGATACTATTACATTTAATCCTAATGATGATAATGATAATTATTATGTAACAAGTGGTTCATATAGTAATGGTACTTTAACATTAAACAGACAAGGTTTAAGTGCTGTCTCAGTAACAGGATTTCCAACAGATAATGACGAATTATCTAATGGTGCAGGATATATAACTTCAGCATCTTTACCTACGGTGAACAACTCTACAATTACCTTTAGTGCAGGAACAGGATTAACAGGCGGAGGTACAATAACCTTAAATCAATCCTCAAATGAAACAGTTACATTTAATGCGAGTAATAATGGTACTGTAACAAGTGTAAACTTTAAAACAGATGGTACAGCTTTAAATGTAGCTTCTAATAGTATAACTACTTCAGGAACTATGACAGGTGTGTGGCAAGGTAGTTCTTCGGAGTACGTTAATGGTGAAGGTGATTTAGTATCATTCCCAAGTATACCACAAGGTGATATAACAGCAGTTGTGGCAGGAACAGGAATGAGTGGAGGTGGTACTTCGGGTAGTGTTACATTGAATTGTACAATAACTAATAATAATCAGTTAACCAATGGAGCAGGATATATAACAGCTTCGTCAACTGACACACTTACAAATAAAAGTGGTAATATTAGTCAATGGACTAATGATTCAGGATATTTAACATCTGCAGGCTCTATGTCTTCATGGATTCTCAAAGAGGGTAATGGTACAGAAACAAGTACAGTAACTAATGGAGAAACTGTAACTTTTGCACAAGGAGCAGGTATACAAACAGAGCTTACATCTACATCAAGTGGTGGTACTCTAACTATTTCCAACACAATAACAAACAACAATCAGTTAACTAACGGAGCAGGATATACTACCAATACAGGAACTACTACTGCTTCAAATACTCAGACATTTACCAATAAAAGCGGTAATATATCCCAATGGACTAATAACAGCGGATATATAACTTCAGCATCCCTACCTACTGTTAATAACGCAACAATTACTCTTACAGCAGGAACAGGTCTTACCGGTGGTGGTACAATAACTTTAAATCAGTCTTCTAATGAGACCGTTACATTCAATGCTACAAATAATGGTACAGTAACGTCTTCTAGTGGAGCTGATAATAGAGTGGCTGTATTTACAAGTGCTACTAATATTGAGGGTGACTCAGGATTCTTATATAGTGGTGGTCAAATTACTGCAAGTAGTATTGGTGTTGATGATGTATTTTTAACAGCAACAGCAGCATCATCAGCGGGTTCTGCCTTTTGTGTTATTGAAGCAACACAGATAGTAACTAGAACCGCTGCTCAAGTGCGTTCTGATATTGGTGCGGCATCTTCATCTTCTATCAATAATCCTACAATAACTTTTACTGCAGGAACAGGGTTAACAGGTGGTGGTGCAATAACTCTTAATCAATCCTCAAACGAGACAGTTACGTTTAATAATAGTATTACTAATAACAATCAATTAACTAACGGAGCAGGATACACTACAAATACAGGAACTGTAACAGGAAGCGGCTCATCAGGTAGAGTAGCTTATTGGAACTCATCTTCAGGAATTACTTCAGATTCTGATTTAACTTTCAATGGTTCAAGTTTGACAGTTGGAGGAACTGTAACTTCTACACAAGGAGATTTTCAATCTAATGGTGAAGTAGTTATGAGTAGTTCTTCAAATTCAAGTGTATTGCTACTAGGTGATGCTTTTGAGACAGACGGAATATCTCAAATTCAATTTAAAGCAGCGGGAAGTATGCAGATGGAAGTAGATGATGGTTCAATAAATGCATCATCTAATGTTGACCTTACAATGCAAGGCGGAGATATAAGGCTAACGGGAGACACTAATATTAATTTAGACGCATCACTTACTACAAATCAAACTTCAGGTATTGTACTACCTTTTGGTTCAGGTTCTGTTACAGGTGGTAAATTTTATTATTTTTCAGGTTCGTCTTGGAGTCAAACAGATGCTGATAGTGAAAATAGCAGTAAAGGATTATTAGCATATGCAAAAACTTCAGGAACTGCTTCTTCAAATAGAATGCTTTTACAAGGAATAATTTATAAAGCAAGTCATGGATTTGTTTTAGGAACTCCTTTATATTTATCAACTAATCAAGGAGATTTACAAGCAACAGCTCCTTCAGGTACAAATGATGTTGCAAGAGTTGTCGGATATGCAATAGATACTAATCATATTTATTTCAATCCTGATAATACTTGGGTTAAAATAGCATAATATGGCAACAGTAAACGCTTCAAAATATGGGTACATGGAAAATGCATCTACTGAAAGTTTTGCAGAAGTTAGAAATGGTTCAACGGGATATGGTATTTCAAATCAGCCTACCTCTTCAAATGTTATAGCAGTAAGAAGAAACTATGTTACCGGAGGTAAAGGGAGTGAGTGGACGTTAAAAAGGTCATGGTGGGCATTTGATGTAAGTTCATATGCATCTGATACTATTACAGATTTGAGATTATATTACGACCCAACTACATTTACATCATCTAATTTTCCTATCGCAGTAGTTAAGTCAACAGCTCAAGGAAATGCAAACTCTAATTTAGTAGCAGGTGATTGGGATAGTGTGGATTTTAATACAGTATATGCCGGTGGTGCAACTACATATTGGGCAGATACAAATAATTTAAGTTATTGGTCGTTAAATGCAAATGCTGTTTCGGCTTTTACATCTAATTATGTTAAAGTTTGTGTTATGTGGTATCAAGATTATGCCAATATACAACCAACTCTTACAGGAATTCAAAATGGTTATCAAAATTTTAGTACTATACCCTATTTAAGTTTTACTGCAACATCAGCCGGATATGAAAATAATGTGGCAGGAGTATTAAATTCAAATATAAGTAGAGTTGTAGGTTTACCAAAAAGTGCTATAAGTAAAGTCTCCGGTGTTTAATTTAAAAAGTAGTATATTTGTAGAATAAAAATAATGTTAAACAATTAAAATTTAATCAAATGGCAAAACAATTAGAAGAACAAGAATTAAAATCAATTCAAGACGCACAAATTAGCTTTAATAAAAGCAAAATGCAATTAGCTGATAATGCTTTACAGCATCAAGCTATTATAAAAGAAATTGATAAAATTAAATCTGATTTCGCAGTATTAGAACAAGATTTAATAACTAAGTACGGACAAGACAGCAGTATCAACATGGAGACCGGTGAGGTTAAAAGTGCTGAGGAAATAAAAGCTGATGAAGAAGAAAAAGAAAATAAACCTCTAGAAAAAGTAGAATAATGGCAAAAATTAGCGACACTACGAGTTATCCCAATATCGCACCGGTTGGTGACGATTATTTAATATTAACAGACAAGGATTCTGCGTTAGCAACAAAAACAGTTACTGTAGAAAATCTTGGTGTTTATTTATTTGGGAATATACCGGGTTCGTTAATTCCTGCACTTGACGATACATATGATATCGGTTCTGCTTCTAAAGAGTGGAGAGATTTATATATCGATGGTGTTGCTCGTATAGATGATTTACGAGCTGATGTAGGAGAAATAATAACACTAACTGTTCCAACAAGTTTTGTGCTTAGCGGAGCGGTTAGTGGTTCATCATTAATAACAGCTACGACTTTATTAGGAGCTTCAAACACAAACATTGCAAGCACACTTGCAATAAAAACTTATGTAGATACTGCTATAGGAACTGTAGATGATTTATCTTGTTCTTATGATACTAGTACAACATCAGTAAATATACCAACACAATCATTAAGAATATTAGGAACAGCTAATCAAATCACAACAACAGGTGATGGTGCACAAACAATGCAGCTAGCATTCCCAACTAACATAACAACACCGGGTCAATTAAATAGCACAGGTATAATAATTCCTGTTACTGATAAGAACGTAAATCTTGGTGGAACAGCTAACAGATGGCAAAATTTCTTTACCGAAAACATTGCAGATGCAGGAAACAATTTAGGTACAGCTACGCAGTTTTTAGGTAAAAATTCAGGTGGTACAGCATTAGAATGGAAAGATGTTCCTAACGAAGATTTAAATATTAGATTAACTTCTTCAAGTTCTATTACATTTACAGTTGACTTAGCAACTCAAAGTTTAGGGTTGGTAGGTACAACTAATGAAATAGAAACAGTAAATGCTACTAATCAAACAGCGGCTTTTAGATTAGCTCAAGACATTACTACAAGAGGTCAGTTAAATTCTAAAGGAATTATAATCCCTGTTACAGACCTAGATACTAATTTAGGTGGTACATCAAACAGGTGGCAAAACTTTTTTACTCAAAATATTGCAGACGCAGGAAACAATTTAGGAACAGCCGGACAGGTTCTTGCTAAGAATGCAGCTAATACAGGATTAGAGTGGATTACTAATGGAGCGTCTGACACATTAAATGTAAGCATATCATCCGGTGGAGCTACAGCAACCTCTATTGATTTACCTACACAAAAACTTTCTTTAGTAGGAACTGCTAACGCTATTGAAGTTACAAATCCTGTAGCTCAAACTATAGCCTTCAATTTACCTTTAAATATTACCACAAGAGGTCAGTTAAATTCTTTAGGACCGATAATCCCTACATCTGATGCAACTGAAAATTTAGGTAGTACTGTTAATAGATGGCAGAATTTCTTTACTCAAAATATTGCAGATTTAGGCGACAATTTAGGAACTGCAGGTCAAGTTCTTGCTAAGAATGCAGCTAATACAGGGTTAGAGTGGGTTAATGAAGCGAATGATAAAACATTAAGTATAAGTGACGGTTCAACTGCAGGAAGTGTAGATTTACCAACTCAAACTTTAACTTTTACAGGAACAGCAAATCAAATAGAAGCTGTCGTATTAAATCAAGGGGTTACTTTTGCATTCCCGACTAACATAACTACAGCGGGTCAATTAAATAGTGGAGGTGCAATAATCGCTACAGCTGATGCTACACATAATCTTGGTAGCACAGTTAACAGATGGTTAAATTTATTTACTACTCAAATAGTTGATAAAGATGATTTGACAGGTGGAGCGGCTCAAATTTTAACAAACGATGCGGCAGGAACTGCAATGACTTGGACTACGGGTGGTACTGCTACGCAAGTGTTGGCTAAAAATTCAACTAATGATGCATTGGTTTGGGTTGATAATAATGAATATAGTAGTTGGAAAATAAGTGATGACCAAACTCCTCCACACCAAACAGCTGTAAATGATTTAAGTACTGTTGTTATGGCAGGTACAACAGGTCAGATAAAAACTCTTGAGAATGCAGGAACAGTAACTTTTAGTTTCCCTACAAATATTACAACACCGGGTCAATTAAATAGTGGAGGTCCAATGTTGCCTTCAACTGATTTAACATTTAATTTAGGAGGAACAAGTAATAGATGGTTAAATTTATTTACTAATCAAATAGTAGATTCAGGTAATAATACGGGTGGTGCAGCTCAAATTTTAACAAACAATACATCTGCAAATGCAATGATTTGGACTACAGGTGGAACTGCAGGTCAACTTTTAGCAAGAACTGCAAACAACATAGAGTTAGAATGGGTTGACATGGATGACTCAAGTTTAGAGTTTTTAGGTGATACCAATACAGGAACACCTACTGTAGATTTAAATTCACAAAGTCTTTCAATTCTTGGAACTGCAAACGAAATAGAAACTGTTGGTGTTAATCAATCTTTAACAATTGCTTTACCAACAAATATAACAACTAAAGGACAACTTAATAGTACAGGAATTATAATTCCTGTTACAGATAAAGATATTAATTTAGGGGGAACAGTTAATAGATGGCAGAATTTCTTTACAGAAAATATAGCTGATGCAGGTAATAATCTTGGAACTGCTAATCAAATATTAGCTAAGAATGCAGGGAATACAGGTTTAGAGTGGAAAGATAGTAATTATGATATATTAGAAGTTACTACAACAATAACTAATGCTCAGATGTTAGCTATTGGTTCAACACCTATACAAGTTGCTCCTTCTCCGGGTGCAAACAAATTAATTGCTGTTGTAGAATGTTTATGGAAACTAGACTATACAGCTCCTGTATTTGATTTTGCAGCTGACCCTTTTATTAGATATGATAATGGTGGAGCTAATACACAATACAGACCTTTTGGAGCTTTTGATAACGGAATTGTAAATGGTGCTGCTGATTTTTATCAAGCTGTACCTCCGGTTCAAAGTCAAGGAAATGCTAATGGTCAAATTTTAGTAAACAATGGATTGTTTTTTACAGCAGCAGCAAATCCATCTCAGGGTGGAGGAACTTTAACTTTTAAAGTTAAATATAGAGTAGAAGACGCATTCTAGTAATTTAATATAATGGACATAAGAAAGATTTCTGTAGGTCCTGATTATAAGTCAGGTGCTATGCATTATTTAGTAGGGCAAGAAGTTTTAGGTGGTAACTATGTTATTCATTTAATAAAACATGATTTAAAAAATCAAACTTTTATTATATATATAATTCAAGGAGAAGAAATAAAACTTTGGAAGTCTTTTAATCACGCTATGCCAATATCAATCGAATATAATATAAATTTTTAATCTAATGAAATCACATGCAATCACCTCACAGCTTTATTGTAGAACCATTAAAAGGGAAACGTTACGATAATACTAAGAAATTAGGAGAGGTAGATTTTATAGTAAGCACTTCTCAAGAAGACCATAAGTTTTCAAATCGTTTCGCTAGAGTAAATTCTTTACCTTTAAATTATTGTGGTCCTATAAAAATTAACGACCTTTTATTAGTACATCATAATGTATTTAAAATATATTATGATATGAAAGGGCATGAAAAAAGTGGTAAAAGTTATTTTAAAGATAATTTATTTTTTATAGATAATGACCAATTTTTTTTATATAAGTCTGATGATGAGTGGTATGCACATGATAAGTATTGTTTTGTAGAGCCTGTAAAATCTAAAGATTATTATTTAGATAAAGTGGTTAAATACGAACCTTTGATTGGTAAAATTAAATATCCTAATCAAGAGCTTATAAATCATGGTGTAAAAGTTGGTGATGAAGTTGCCTTTCAACCTGATAGTGAATATGAATTTACAGTTGATGGAGTTCTTCTTTACAGAATAATGTCTAAATTTATCACAGTAAAGCTATGAGCAATAAAGATGTTAAATTAAAAATAATAGAAGCAGCAGAAAAAGCTGTTGAAGAATTAATTAATGTAGCAAAAGAAAAAATTGTTACAGGAACAGAAGATGATGTTTCAGCTGATAGATTGAAAAATGCAGCAGCTACAAAAAAGTTAGCAATATTTGATGCTTTTGAAATATTAAGTAGAATAGAAATAGAAAGAGACGCATTAGAAACTGAAGGAGTAAAAACAAAAATTAATACCAATCAAGGATTTGCAGAACGAAGGTCTAAATAAAATATACACTACACTTGTAGATGTTATTCCTAAATCTGTTTTAACAAATAAAAATAGAGCAAAAACTTGGGAATATGGTTTTAATGAAAAGTACGGTATTGTTATAATATCTCGTACAGGTCAAATAGGAGAAATAATCCAAATAAATGGTGTAGATATAGCGTTGCCATTACAACCAAAAATCATTACAAAAAGACATACTGATAAATCTCAACAATATTGGGAACGACAAGAATATCCTAAAGTATTAAAAAGAATTACATCTATATTTCAATGGAATGATATGCCTTCTGCATTTAAAAATCAATGGGTAGATTATATTGAAAATGAATTTGACCGCAGAGAAGATGGACATTGGTTTTACAATAATGGCAAGCCAACTTACATAACGGGTTCACATTATGTATATCTTCAATGGACAAAAATAGATGTTGGTTTTCCTGATTATAGAGAAGCCAATAGATGGTTTTTTATTTATTGGGAAGCATGTAAAGCTGATATAAGAAGTTTTGGATTATGTTATTTAAAAATTAGACGTTCCGGATTTTCTTTTATGGGTTCTTCAGAATGTATAAATACAGGAACATTAGCTAAAGATTCTAGAGTTGGAATATTATCTAAAACAGGTTCTGATGCAAAAAAAATGTTTACAGATAAAGTAGTTCCAATAGGAACTAATCTACCTTTCTTTTTTAAACCTATTCAAGATGGTATGGACAAACCTAAAACTGAATTAGCTTTTAGAATTCCTGCTTCTAAGATTACTAAAAAAAATATGTATAACGTTGAGGATGAAGAACTTGACGGATTAGATACTACAATAGATTGGAAAAATACAGATGACAACTCCTATGATGGAGAAAAATTATTATTATTAGTTCATGATGAAAGTGGAAAATGGTTAAAGCCTAATAACATTTTAAATAATTGGAGAGTTACTAAAACTTGTTTACGATTAGGTAGTAAAATAATTGGTAAGTGTATGATGGGGTCTACGTCTAATGCATTATCTAAGGGTGGTGGAAATTTTAAAAATCTTTATGAAGATTCTGACCCAACAAATAGAAATGCTAACGGTCAAACTAAATCAGGTTTATATAATTTATTTATTCCAATGGAATGGAATATGGAGGGGTTTATTGACAGATATGGTATGCCTGTTTTAGAAACACCTAAAGAACCTGTGTTAGGAATTGATAATGCAATGATTAAAATAGGAGCAATTGAGTATTGGCAAAATGAAGTTGATTCATTAAAGTCAGACCCTGATGCGTTAAACGAATATTACAGACAATTTCCAAGAACTGAGTCTCATGCTTTTCGTGATGAAAGTAAGCAGTCATTATTTAATTTAACTAAAATATATCAACAAATTGATTATAATGATTCTTTAATTATGGAACATCATGTTACTAAAGGAAGTTTTTATTGGAAAGATGGAATTAAAGATTCTTTAGTAATGTTTAGACCTGACAGAAACGGTAGGTTTATGGTAGGATGGACACCAAAAAAATCTTTACAAAACAGACATTATGTAAAAAATGGAAAAAAATATCCTGCTAATGAACATATCGGTTCTTTTGGTTGTGATAGTTATGATATATCCGGAGTTGTAGGTGGAGGAGGTTCTAATGGAGCTTTGCATGGAATGACTAAGTTTAATATGGACGATGCTCCTTCTAATGAATTTTTTTTAGAATATGTAGCAAGACCTCAAACAGCTGAGATATTTTTTGAAGATGTTTTAATGGCGTGTGTATTTTATGGTATGCCATTATTATGTGAAAATAATAAACCTCGTCTTTTGTATCATTTTAAAAACAGAGGATATAGAGGTTTTAGTATGAATAGACCTGACAAAGTATTTAATAAGTTATCAAAAACAGAAAGAGAATTAGGGGGTATACCAAATTCAAGTGAAGACGTAAAACAGTCTCATGCATCTGCTATTGAGTCTTATATTGAAAAACATGTTGGTTTGGATTTTGAAGGAACGTTTAGAGATAGTGAAGATATGGGTATAATGCCATTTATTCGCACCCTTGAAGATTGGGCAAAATTTGATATATCAAATAGAACAAAATTTGATGCTACAATAAGCTCAGGATTGGCTATTATGGCTAATCAAAAACACCTTTATTTACCTACCAAAAAAGAGTCAAAAATAAGCATTAACTTTGCAACATACACTAACACAGGAACTTTAAGCAAAATATTATAAATGAAAGATATTAAGATAGATATAACGTCCACAGGATTCCCGAGTCAGTTTGTTTCAGATGCAGAAAAAGCAACCGCTGAGTTTGGATTACAAATAGGACAGGCTATTCAATATGAATGGTTTAGAAGAGATGGCGTTGGTAGTAGATATTATAGCCAATGGGAAAATTTTAATCGACTTAGGCTATATGCAAGGGGAGAACAAAACATTGGCAAGTATAAAAACGAACTAGCTGTAGATGGAGATTTAAGTTACTTAAACTTAGATTGGTCTATAGTTCCTGTTATTCCTAAATTTGTAGACATAGTAGTTAATGGTATGTCAGATAGACTTTTTAAAGTTGAAGCTTACGCTCAAGATGCAATGTCGCAACAAAATAGAAGTAAATATCAAGATGTAATTCAAGGTCAAATGGCAGGTAAAGACATCCTGTTAGATATACAAAAAGATTTTGGTGTTGACCCTTTTATTACACAACCTGATAGTCTTCCTGAAAATGATGAAGAACTTTCGTTATATATGAATTTGAATTACAAGCCTGCGGTGGAAATAGCTGAAGAAGAAGCTATTAATACTTTGTTTGCTGAAAACCACTATCAGGACATTCGTAAACAAATTGATTATGATATTACAGTTTTAGGAATTGGTTGTGCTAAACATGAATTTTTACCGGGAAGTGGTGTGACAGTTAATTATGTTGACCCTGCAAACCTAGTTTATAGTTATACTGAAAACAAACATTTTAAAGATTGTTTTTATTGGGGTGAAATTAAAACTGTACCAATTATAGAATTAATTAAGATTGACCCTACTTTAACTCCTGAAGATTTAGAAGAAATAAGTAAATACAGTCAATCTTGGTATGATTATTTTAATACTGCACAGTATTATCAAAACAGTATATTTTATAGAGATACCGCAACTTTAATGTATTTTAATTATAAGACCACAAAAGAATATGTGTATAAGAAAAAGAAATTAGATGGTGGCGGTTCAAGAGTAATAGAAAAAGATGACCAATTCAATCCTCCTGACGAAGTAATGGAAGAAGGAAATTTTGAAAAAGTAAGTAAAAGAATTGATGTGTGGTATGAAGGTGTTATGGTTATGGGAACAAACTTTATATTAAAATGGGAGTTAGCGGAAAATATGGTTAGACCAAAATCTGCTTCTCAGCATGCTATTTCTAATTATGTAGCTGTAGCTCCTAGAATGTATAAAGGAAATATAGAGTCATTGACTAGAAGAATGATTCCATTTGCTGATTTAATTCAAATTACACATTTGAAGTTACAACAAGTAATTGCTAAAGTAGTTCCTGACGGTGTATTTATAGATGCTGATGGATTGAGTGAAGTTGATTTAGGTACAGGTAACGCATATAATCCTGAAGATGCATTAAGGTTGTATTTTCAAACAGGTAGTGTTGTAGGTAGAAGTTATACTCAAGATGGTGAGTTTAATAATGCTAGAGTTCCTATTCAGCAATTAACTTCTAATAGTGGAGCTAGTAAAACACAAATGTTGATTACTAATTATAATCATTATATGGATATGATTAGAACAGTAACAGGATTGAATGAAGCAAGAGATGGCTCTACTCCTAGTCCTGATGCATTAGTTGGTGTGCAAAAACTTGCCGCATTAAATTCTAATGTAGCAACTAGACATATATTAGAAGGTGCGTTATATATTTATAGAACTTTAGCTGAAGCTTTGTCTTATAGAGTTGCTGACGTTTTAGAGTATTCTGATTTTAAAGAAGAGTTAGTTAATCAAATTGGTAAATACAACACTTCTATATTGGAAGAAATATCTGATTTATATATATATGATTTTGGAATCTTTATTGAGGTTTCTCCTGATGAAGAACAAAAAGCTATGTTAGAGCAAAACATACAAATGGCTTTATCTAAACAAGATATTAATTTAGAAGACGCTATTGACATTAGAGAATTAAGAAATATTAAATTAGCTAATCAATTGTTAAAATTAAAGCGTAAACAAAAAGCTGAAGACGACCAAAAGAAAGAAGCGATGAAAATGCAAATGCAAGCGAATGTTAATATGAAATCTCAACAAGCTGCAGCTGCAATATCTATGCAAAAAATACAAGCAGAATCTCAAGCTAAAATGCAATATCGTCAAGCTGACATTGCTTTTGAAATTGAAAAAATGAAAATAGAAGCTGAGCTAAAAGCTGATTTGATGGATAAAGAGTTTCAGTATAATATGCAAATAAAAGGTCAAGAGTCTGAAGCATTAGGTGCTAGAGAAAAACAAAGAGAAGAAGCAAAAGCTTCAAGAATTAGTCAGCAAAATACTCAGCAGTCAAATTTAATAAATCAAAAGAAAAACAATCTACCTCCGCAATCATTTGAATCTAATGAGGATAGTTTAGATGGTTTTAATTTAGCTGAATTTGACCCTAGATAATACTTAAAAAAAAGTAATAGTAAATGTGTAACTTTGTAATAAATTAAAATTAAATCAAATGAATTTAGAAAACATTAAAGTAAGAGAGGTTTCTGCACCTGAAAAGGGCAAAGCTGAAATTGAGCAAGAGCTTTTAGATAAGAGTGCTCTACAAACAGAAAATACAACTGAAAGTGATAAAGCACCGGAAGTTGAGAAAAAAGAAGAAAATAATGTTGAACTGACTGATAGTTCAGTAAAAGATTATTTAGAAAAAAGATATAATAAGTCTATCGATTCATTTGAAGACTTGTTAAAAGAAAGAGAAGAGCAGCCGGAATTACCGGAAGATGTTTCTTCCTTTTTAAAATATAAAAAAGAAACAGGTAGAGGAATCAACGACTATGTTAAATTAAACAGAGACTTTGAGGAAATGCAACCTGATAATTTGTTAGCTGAATATTTTTTAGCAACTGACGAAGCTATTGATTCAGAAGATGTAGATGCATTATTAGATGACTACAGATTTGATGAAGATGTAGATGACGCTCAGGTAATAAAGAAAAGAAAGCTAGCAAAAAAGAGAGCAGTTGTTAAAGCTAGAAAGTATTTTAACGAACAAAAAGAACAATATAAACAACCCCTTGAGTCAAGAACGGTTGCTAGTTCTAATGATAGTGAAGAGCTTAAAGCATATAAACAATTTGCAGAGAGTGCAAAAAGCAAAGAGGAGACGGCTAGAAAAAATTCTGAGGTATTTCAACAAAAAACCAAAGAAGTTTTTTCAAATGAGTTCAAAGGTTTTGAGTTTAAAGTAGGTGATAAAGATGTCACTTATAGTCCGGGAGATGTATCAGAATTACTATCTAAACAATCTAATGTTATGAATTTTATAAATAAATTCATGGATAGTTCAGGTCAAATGAATGATGCATACGGATACCACAGAGCTTTATCACTTGCCATGAATCCTGAAAAGTTTGCCAAGTTCTTTTATGAACAAGGTCAATCGGATGGTGTTACTGACGTAGTTCGTAAAACAAAAAATATAAATATGAAAGTTAGAAACACACCCGAAGTAGGAACTACTAAAGGAGGAATGAGAGTAAGAGCTTTAAATACCGATTCAGGTCGAGGTTTAAAGATTAAAAGTGTAAAACGAAAATAATAGTCTAACAAAAAAAAATTAAAATTATGGCAGTATTAGCAGCTCCAACGTTTCAATTGCAGCCAAGTGCTCAGCAAGTAGCGTTGTCGTCAAACTATATTACCAATACTCAATTTAACTTTTTGAATCAGTATCTACCGGATACTTATGAAAAAGAGTTTGAGAGATATGGTAATAGAACAGTATCATCATTCTTAAGAATGGTTGGTGCTGAAATGCCTTCTAACTCAGACCTTATCAAATGGGCAGAGCAAGGAAGGTTACATATTAAATATGTAAATTGTGTACTAGGTGGTGCAGCAGCGGGTGCAGCAGCGGAAACTTTTACAGTTCCTGCAGCTCAAATTGACCCTGCAAGACAACCATCAGGTTCAGTAGCACCGGCAGGTGCAGCAGGACAAATCGGTATCAGAAAAGGTCAAACAGTAATGATTTCTGATGATACAGCAGGTTCTGCATTAAATAACAAAGGTATCGTAACAGCTGTAACAGCTACTACATTTACTGTTAACTTCTACGAAGCAGCAGGATTAGCAGCTTACGCAGGAACAGTATCTGTATTTATTTATGGTTCTGAATTCAAAAAAGGAGTTAATGGAATGGAAGGTGGATTAATATCTAACGATTTCATCTTTGAAAACTCTCCAATTATCTTAAAAGATAAGTACCAAGTATCAGGTTCTGATATGGCACAAATTGGATGGATTGAAATTCAAACTGAAGATGGAGCAAATGGATATTTATGGTATCTTAAATCAGAGCACGAAACTAGATTACGTTTCGATGATTACTTAGAAACAGCTATGGTAGAAGCTGTACCGGCAGAAGCAGGTTCAGGTGTTGCTACTCAAGCAGTTTATGCAGATGCAGGTAACAAAGGTTCTGAAGGTGTATTCTATGTAGTAGAAGCTAGAGGAAATGTTTGGGGTGCAGGTAATCCTACTGATTTAGCAGGATTCGATAGCATTATTTCAAGATTAGATAAGCAAGGTTCTATTGAAGAAAATGTAATTTTCGTAAACAGAAACTTCTCTTTTGATATTGATGATATGTTAGCAGCTCAAAATTCTTATGGTGCAGGTGGTTCATCTTATGGACTATTTGATAACGATGAGGAGATGGCGTTAAATTTAGGTTTCACAGGATTTAGAAGAGGTTATGACTTCTACAAGTCTGAGTGGAAATACTTAAATGACCCAACAATGAGAGGTGGATTAATTGGTGGAGCAATCAACGGACTTTTAGTTCCTGCAGGTTCTACTACTGTTTATGACCAAATACTTGGTAAAAACGCTAAGAGACCTTTCTTACATGTTAGATATAGAGCTTCAGAAGCTGAAGACAGACGTTATAAGTCTTGGATTACAGGTTCTGCAGGTGGAGCAAGCAACAAAGATTTAGATGCAATGGAAGTTAACTTCCTATCTGAAAGATGTGTTTGTACTCTAGGAGCTAACAACTTCTTCTTATTTAAATCATAATAAGAGTATATATTAAGAGGGAGGATTAACCTCCTCCCTTTTTTTTTAAAATTAAATTAAATTAAAATATAATAAAATGAAAAATAAAAAAGAATATGTAGATAAAGTCTACAGACTAAAAGGAGATAAAGCTCCTTTAGCTTTTATGTTAGCTTCTCAACATAGTAAAAGATTTCCCTTAATGCATTTTGATACTGATGAAGGTGTTAACAAACCTTTGCGTTATGCTAAAAATCAAAAGTCACCTTTTGTGGATGACCAAGATGGTAACGTTATATTAGAACCTATAATATTTGAAGATGGTATGTTAAGCGTGATTAAAGAAAATCAAGTGTTACAAAAATTTTTAGCTTTACATCCTCAAAACGGTGCATTGTTTGAAGAAATTAATAAAGGAAAAGAAGCAGCTCAAGACGTTGAAGAAATGTATGCTGAGGTTGATGCTTTAATTTTAGCTAGACAAATGACGCTTGCTCAATTAGAAATGATTGGTAGAGTTTTATTTGGAGATGTTAATAAAATGTCTACAGCAGAATTAAAAAGAGATATGTTAGTTTTTGCAAGAAATAATCCTGCAGATTTAATTAACATAGTTAATGACCCTATGTTAAAATTACAGTCTAAAGTTCAAATGTTTTTTGATAACAAATTGTTAATATATAAAAATAACAAAAGAGATGTACATTTTAATACATCGTCTAACAAAAAACGAATGGTTACAATACCATTTGGCGAAGACCCGCTATATATAGTATCTTCTTATCTTCAATCAGATGAAGGCGTGGAAGCATTAAAACTGCTAGAAAAACGTTTAGAAAAATAATAAATTAGAAAGGGGTTAAAAAAATTAACCACTTTTTTTTTTGCTTATCTTTGTAGAAAAGAATACAGATGATACAACAAGTTTATGACGCTGTTCTTGCTATATTAAACAAAAATAATTACGGATATTTATCTCCGGCTGATTTTAATTTATATGCTAAACAAGCTCAGTTAGATTTATTTGAAGATATTTTTTATCAATTCAATTATCAGATTAACAAAGAAAATGTAAGGCAGTCAGGAACAGGTTATGCAGATATAAAAAAAGGTTTAGTAGAAGTAATAGATATGTTTTCAGTTACTGCTGCTTTAACAACAGGTGTTAACAATACATATCAAATGCCATCGGTTGTCACAACAGGTTCTGATTTTTATTTTATAAACAAAATATTATGTTTCAAAGCTGATGGTGTTACTTATACGGGCGAAGCTGAAAGAGTAAGTCAAGGTAAAATTACATTATTAAACAATTCTTTATATACAGCACCTACAGAAACATATCCTGCTTACACTACACAAGGAAGCATTTTAACTGTTTTTCCTGCTACAATAGTAGGACAGGGTCAAGTTCAGGCACAATACATTAGATATCCTGAAACACCTATGTGGACATATGTATCATTGGGTGCGGCACAGCAACCTCAATTTAGTGTTACGACAAGTTATCAAGACTTTGAATTACCTTTAGATTATTTTCAAGACTTGGTTAATAAGATTTTACAATTTGCAGGAATGGAAATAAGAGAAACTGAAGTTGTTCAGTTTGCATTAGGGCAAGACCAAATAGAAACTCAAGACGAACAATAATGGCTTATATAAATCAATATCAATATTATACAAACAATAACACTAATCCTCAAGATGAGAATTGGGGTTCATATCAATATATTAGTTTAGAAGATATAATTACTAATTTTTTGTTAATGTATAATGGTAATCATTCTTTGGTAAATAATGAGGAGAGATACAAAATATTGTTTCATGCAAAAAGAGCAATACAAGAATTAAACTACGATGCATTTAAAGAAGTCAAAGTATTAGAGCTACAGATTAGTGATACATTACGATATGTACTACCATCTGATTATGTTAATTGGGTTCGTATATCTTTATCTTACAACGGATTACTAAGACCATTAGTAGAAAATGTACAAATAAATAGTGCTAGTGCTTATCTACAAGATAACGCAGGTAATATATTGTTTGACCAAAATGGAAATATTTTAAAACCTGAAAATTCAGAGTTTACAAAAGAAAGATTACAAAACAAACAAAGAACACAGTATTTAAATCAAAATGCTCCTTACAATGGTTATTGGGGATGGGAAGTAGATGGTGCATGGTTTTTCGACATGGCTATAGGAACATCTTGGGGATTAAACACAGAAACAGCTAACGCTAATCCTACTTTTCGTATTGATAAAAAAGCAGGTGTAATAAATTTTAGTTCAGCTATGAATGATAAATTAGCTATATTAGAATATATATCTGATGGTATGGAAAATGGTGACGACTCAAAAGTTTCTGTCAATAAATTATTTGAAGATTACATGTATGCTTATATAGAATATGCTATATTGAATAGCAAGCTTGGTGTTCAAGAGTATGTAGTTAAAAGAGCTTTAAAAAGAAAATCATCACTATTAAGAAATGCCAAGATTAGAGTAAGTAATATTCATCCGGGTCGTCTTATCCAAAACATGAGAGGTCAAGATAAATGGATAAAATAATATGGCAAATATACAAAAGAATTTTATACAGGGTAAAATGAATAAAAGCGTTGATGAACGCTTAATTCCTAATGGTCAATATATAGATGCTTTAAATGTTAGATTAGGTTCTACGGAAGCTTCAGAAATTGGTTCAGTAGAAAACTCAAAAGGTAATACAAAAGTTACAACACTTTCTTTTAATGGAACTGATTTAAGTACAAATGCAAGATGTATTGGTGCTTATGAAGATGGTTCTAATGAAACCATTTACTTTTTTGTACATGACCCTTCTTATACTGTAGGAACTACAGGTAAAATTGATATGATTGTTTCGTTTGATGAACAGAATGACATAACTACTTATCATGTAGTTACAATGAAAGAAGGAACAAGTGGTACTAATACTACTTTAAATTTTGACCCAAAGTTTTTAATACACTCTATAAATAAAGTTGAAGATTTATTGTTTTTTACTGACAATATTAATCCTCCTCGTTTTATAAAT